TTTTTAGTGGTTTCGAGATTGTCTTTAATAATCTCATTGATTAGTTTTCGTTCTTGAACACTAAGTTGCATGGCATGATCATAACTAAGACCACCTCGCATGTACCATGCCATTTTTAACGCCTCTTGTCTAATATCGTTTGTTTCCTTGTCCATATCGTCGACCAGCTCGATAATCTGGTCGTGGTTAGAGATTAGGAGGCGGGCTCGAAAAAACTGGACATATCCAATGTAACTGTTTGTTGGTATTCGTGCTTGCATTCAGGGCAGGTTAAATTTATTGGTTGCATTTCGGATTGTGCTTTATTTGTAACAATGAAATCTCGAATTTCGTTGAATAATTTTCTATCACAGTTCTTTAACAACTCCTCAATAAATTCTGGTTCACTTACCATTGCTGTAGGAGTTTTAACCATGGCAATACTTTGAGCCAGCGCCTTAACAGTCATTGCAGTAACTTCTTGCAGGGCCTTGCTAAGAGCACTCATTTTATCAGTTTCGGATGTTGCGCTTTCAGGAATATTTTGTAATAGTTTTTGATTTTCGTACTGAAGTTGATTATTATCACTCATATTTTGATAGCTCATTGGACGAAAATATATTTCCATATCTCCTGATACTATTGGTTTTGCATAATCCACAGGTCGCATGCTATCTAGCACATTCCGCAAATCGATTGCTTGATCGGATACATGCTGGCATGCTGGGCATTGTGTACTAAAACCCATATCGTGTCCGTAACTGGCAATTCTGATTGATACTAATAGTGTGTCTACATCCATTGATGGAACACTCCATGCATTTTTAATGTCGGGTATACAGCTTTGAACTACATTAACTGTAGCCTGCCCATTGAACAGTGCGTCCGGGGTGCGATAGGTAATTTCGTCAATGGCAGTCATTGGATACACTGGTAATTTATTGGTCTGCGGCATATTGAGAGCACCTTGCGGATAAAACTTACCTTGACTAGGTAGCTCAATGTAAATCGCCGGTTGTCTAAAATACTGTCTTAATGGGTTGTTTTCGTTCATTTTTTGCCTCGCTAAATATACTTATGGCTGATAATATTGACCCACAACAAATAGACACACTTAATGAAAATCTAAAAGCATTAATTGAAACTATGGGCGGAGTTGCAGCCAAGGGCCCCGGTGTTTCTAAATCGCTAGGAGAAATGGCCGGTCTGGGCAAAAACGCCAACGCTGCGTTGGGTATATTAGGATCCAGTGCTGCCTCAGTTGGTAGTGCCCTGTACAAAGGCGAAAAGGGTGCCAAGGTATTCAGCAGTGCTATTGAAGACGCATCCAACGCCCTGACCTTGCTAGTGTTGGCTATTCCGGGTCTTGGAATTGCAGCCAAAGTAGCTGCAGTAGCCGCAAATCTGTTTGCCAAAGGGCTCAATGCAGCCTCCAAACAGGGCGATGCACTCTATAAAACCTATCAAGACTTACAAAAATCCGGAGCCACAGCCGCTGACGGTATAACTGGCGTGTTCAACAACATGCAGAAGTTTGGCTATGGTATCGAAGAACTTGATAAAATGGTCAAGTTGGTTTCGGAAAATTCTCAAACACTGGCTCAATTTAGCTTAACAGCTGCAGATGGCACTAGTGCATTTGCAAGTGCCATGCAAGGAATAACTCGCGATCCGGCACTTAAACTTCTAGGCAAAACGCCCGATGAGATCAACGCAGCCGGTGCGGCCTTTATTAAACAGCAAGTAGCAATGGGTCGTACCCAGACCGACATCGGTGACAAGCTAGGATCATCGACACGACAGTATGTGGTAGATCTAGATCGATTGCAACGGCTGACTGGTACCAGTGCTGATGCCCTACAAAAGCAACAAGATGAACTACTGAACGAGGATGCCTACAATCTTTACATGGAGAATCTGGAAAAACAAGGGGCAGCCGGACAAGATCAAGCAAACAAAATCAAATCGGTCCTGGCAGAATTTCCGCAGTACCAAAAAGAAATATCTGCTGCTATAGGTGGTAATATTGAGGCCCAGGGCAAATTGATGTTTATAGCACCGTCATTGATCAAAAATCTGCAAGATCCTAGTGTAGATTTTGCCAAGACAGTAAAATCCGCTGGTCGAGAAATGGAGCAAGCCAAGGGCGGTATTGCTCAACTGGCCCGGTATTCAGATGCTACCAAGGATGTAGTTGGCAGCGTTAGAGACCTAAACAGAGGAATAAACAGCGCAAAAGACATAGACAAGCGTATTTCGGCAGCTGACAAAAATACTCGAGTTCAAGATGCTGCAACCGAAAGCCTGTCAGATCTAGATTTACAAAACATGAACTCTAGAGATGCTCTACAGAGTTTTGTTCAATTAGGAGTAGCACCAGCAACTAAGGCAATGGATGCCTTTGCTAAAGGCGCATCTCACGCTACCAGCTTACTGCCGGGTGCAGGTCCGGCTGGTCAAAATAGTGTTGCAGGTAAACTGGATGCAATGAATACAGCAGGCGGAAGAGTTGTTCCATCCGGTGCCGGTGGCAGCCCAGCCGGAACTGCAAGTGATGTTGATAAAATATTAGCCACAATTCGAAAACGCGAATCCGGCGGCAATTATGGAATACAGGCCAAAGGGTCAAGTGCGTCGGGCGCTTATCAGTATATCGATTCAACATGGGCGGCAATGACCAAAAAATACGGTATGGGTGGCGAATTTGCCCATGCTAAAGATGCACCAAAAGAAGTACAAGATGCTATTGCCCGTAAAAATGTCGAAGAGATACTGGCCAAAAACAAAGGTGATCTTAGTGCTGTTCCGAAGACTTGGTATACCGGAAATGCACAAGGAAATATGAGTGCGGCGGCATTGGCAGCCAACAAAGGACTAACAGCAGACCAGTATGCAGGCGGTTGGCTAAACGATTATTCTAAAATAAGCGGTCCAAACGGTGGGTATCAATCACAAACCGCTGGAGTAAATCCATCAAAGTCGTTGCCCATAGCCAATGCATCCACGCCGACTGCGGCGCTACCTGCAGCAGGTGACGACAACCATTTAGATTTATTAACCCAAATCAATTCTCAACTTGCTCGGCTCAACAGCAGTAACGAGGCAATTGCTGGACACACCAAGAAATCTGTACAGCTACAATCATAACTACATAAATATACGACTATGGAATTTTATGTATATCAGTATATTACAGACTTGGGCACACCTTATTATATAGGTAAGGGATCTGGCCGCCGCATGCATAGACACCATACCAAAACAACAGTACCTCCTGTAGAGCGCAGAATTGTTATTAAAGATGGGCTTACTAACGAAGAAGCTAAACAACTCGAAGGTGAATTAATTACCAAATATGGTCGCAAATTGGATGGCGGTATTTTAGATAATATTAAAATTAATCAGTGGGCGTGTGCGGTAGGGTGGAAACACTCTGAAGAAACCAAACGAAAAATAAGCGAAGGCAATAAGGGTAAAGTTCGTACAGAAGAACACAAAAAAAATTATCGTAAACCTAAAACAGCAGAACATGCTGAAAAAATTAGACAGGCAACCCTGGGCCGCCCGTACGACCCAATTAGGGCAGCTAAAATATCAGCCACTCTTAGAGCAAGAGGCAAATCCAAGGAACAGTTAAATGGCAACTGAAAACGGTAAAAACGGAAGAAATGGTGGCTGGCGCAAGTATTTCAAGGTCGCTAACACCGGCGGCCAATTAAGTCCAATTTCGGGCAGTAATCAATTTGGTTTACCTGGATATGATCGCCAACGCGGCGGTGATTTTACCGGCGGTACACCCAATGATTTTGCATTCCGCAACTATGCAAGCCGCTTACCAGAAGTATATTCTGGACACCCAAATCGTATTGAACGTTACAATCAATATGAAAACATGGATGCTGACTCTGAAGTCAATGCCTGCTTAGATATTATTGCCGAGTTTAGTACACAGATCAACGATGATAACAAAACACCGTTCGACATTAATTTTAGTGATAAGCCAACAGATCACGAAATAGAAATTATTAAGAAACAACTGATGCAATGGACCAAACTGAATAAGTTTGACCAGCGTATGTTTAAATTATTCCGCAATACCATCAAGTATGGCGATCAAGTATTCCTACGTGATCCAGAAACTTTTGAAATGTTCTGGATTGACAATGTCAAAGTAGCCCGTGTTATTGTCAATGAGTCAGAAGGCAAGCGCCCTGAACAGTATATCATTCGCGATATTAACCCTAACTTCCAAAACATGAGTGTGGCCAGCAAAACTACAAGTGATTACTATGTGAGTCGTGCCACTGGATCAGTTGGACAAAATAACTATACATCACCTAGCGGCGGTGCAGGCGGCGGTGGTAGTTCTGGTACAGGAAACAGCCGTTTTACACAGGCCATGAACGAATCGTGCATTGATGCTCGCCATATTGTACACCTGACCTTAAACGAAGGCTTAGATTATTTCTGGCCATTTGGACAAAGTATTCTAGAAAACATTTTTAAAGTTTACAAACAAAAAGAATTGCTGGAAGATAGTGTCCTGATTTATCGTGTACAGCGAGCTCCAGAACGCAGATTATTCAAAATTGACGTGGGCAACATGCCAAGTCACATGGCCATGGCCTTTGTGGAACGTGTCAAAAACGAAATGCACCAGCGCAGAATTCCTACCAACACCGGCGGTGGCGCCAACATGATGGATGCTAGTTATAATCCATTGAGTATTAACGAAGATTACTTTTTTCCACAAACTGCCGACGGGCGTGGTAGCTCAGTAGAAGTACTACCCGGCGGCGAAAACCTAGGCGAAATTGACGATTTAAAATACTTTAATAATAAAATGGCCCGCGGACTGCGTGTGCCAAGTAGCTATTTGCCCACTGGTCCAGACGACAGCAACTTAGCCATGAATGATGGGCGTGTAGGCACAGCACTTATCCAAGAATACCGTTTCAACCAGTACTGTATGCGTTTACAACGCTTGATCATGCAGAAGCTAGATGACGAATTCAAGATGTTCCTGCGTTGGAGAGGCTTTAATATTGACGCCGGATTGTTTAGTATCAGCTTATGTGAGCCACAAAACTTTGCCAGCTATCGCCAAGCAGAAATGGATACTACTCGCATTACAGCATTTAGCCAGCTAGAGCCATTACCATATATGAGTAAGCGTTTTATGATGAAGCGTTATCTAGGATTGACTGAAGAAGAAATCATGGAAAACGAAGAAAAATGGCGTGAAGAGCGTGAAGAGCCAGAACTTGAAACTACACAAGGTCAAGACCTGCGTAGTATTGGTATTACACCAGCTGGACTTGAAACCGATATTCAAGCCGGTCAAGATCTTGCCGGAGCAGATATTATGGGCAATGAAGCAGGTACACCGCCAATTCCTAGTGTAGCCCCACAAGGTTCTTCGCCTGGTGCAGGTGCTCCTGCAGCCGGTGCTCCTGGCATCCCCGGAGTATAAATACCTGTATGATTCTCAACGAAATTTATAACAAAAGTCCTGAAGCATACCAGGATTTAGAGCAAGATAATAGTCAGCCCACACTAGGCGATACTAGAAAAACACGGCTAACTCTGCGTCAGCTTAATAAATTGCGCCAAATGAATGATGTAAGAAGTGTTGAGTACAAAGAAAAACTCAAGTTAGTCAAGCAACAGTATGCCCCTCCTCCTGCCGCTCCGGCGATGTAATTACCTGTAACAAAACAGTCAAAAACACCCAGTTTTGAACCTCAAAAGTACCAATATTATCTGTTGGTAGTAAATACCTTACGAGCCATTACTATAGGAGATATTATGACATCGAAATTTGAACAGTTAATTGAGTTTGTAATCAATGACGAAGAAGACAAAGCTAAAGAGCTTTTCCACGACATCGTGGTAGAAAAATCCCGTGAAATCTACGAAAACCTTATGAATGAGGAAGAAGAAGACGACGCAGAAGAAAATGACGCTGAAGAAGATGACGCAGAAGAAGATTTAGACGAAGGCACGGAATCTATCGGCGGCGACGCTAGCGACGATTTAATGCAAGATGTTGAATCAGACGAAGCTGGTATACAAGAAGAATCTGATGCTGAATTTGACGATGCAGCAGAAGAGGACGGCGAAGAACTTACGCATGACATCGAAGGTGATCATGACGAAAGCGAAAATATTGAAGATCGCGTCATTGACTTAGAAGACAAACTTGACGAACTCATGGCTGAATTTGAAAGCATGATGGGCGGCGACGAAGGTGGCGAACATTCTGATTTAGGCGGTGAAGAAGGTGACGAACTTGGCGGTGATGCACTTGCACAAGACGACACTGAAGCATTTGCCCCAGAAATGATGGAAGAAAACATTAATTTAGCGGCTGCTCCAAAGCCTGTAACAAGTGAACCAGCTGGTACAAATACCAAGTCTACTGTAGCATTTAACAGTGGTGCTAAAGGTATGGAAGGTGCTCCAGTTAAAATGACTGGTGACACAGCCAAAGGCCGTTCTGCTCCGGGTACACAAGCAATAAGCAGTGACAAGTTCCAAAACGAACCTGCAACTGGCAGTAAAAAATTATCCCCAGCACCAAAGCCTACAACGGCTCAAGCAGCTGGCGTTAATACACGTACTCCATTTCCAAAAGGTTAATGGCTAGATATGGCTCGTAACACTTATCTTAAAGAACATCTAAGCTTCACTCAGGCAGGACTTGAACTCTTGTCTGAGGAAGCCCAAGATGGTTCCGGACACAAAACTTTGAAGTTAAAAGGTGTGTGTATCGAGGGTGGCGTTAAAAACGCTAACGAACGAGTATATCCAGTTGATGAAATCGCTAAAGCAGTAGACACTATCAACGAACAAATTAGAACAGGTCATTCAGTCCTGGGCGAAGTAGATCACCCAGATGATTTGAAAATTAATTTGGATCGTGTAAGTCACATGATTGAAAAAATGTGGATGGATGGCCCTGCTGGAATGGGAACATTAAAGATACTACCTACACCGATGGGCGAACTAGT